GAACCCGGAGAAGCTCATCATGCAACCGCAGCAGAAGCCTGATCCTGAGGCTGAGAGGATGAAGGCGGAAGCTCAGATCAAACAACAAGAATCACAAATGCGGGTCATGAATGAGCAGGGGAAGATGAAGATCAGGGCCGCTGAGTCTCAGCAGAAGATGCAAGCTGAAGCGGAGAAGTCCAAGATAAAGATCCAACAAGAACAAATCTTGGGAATGTTGAAGGCAAAAGCCCTAGAGCAGCAGTCAGGACAGAAAATCCAAGCTGAAGCGATGGGGTCGCAGCAAAAGATGATGCATAAAGAAATGCAACATCGGCAGCAGATGGTACAGGCCGCACAGAAGGCGGCGGTTCAGAAGGCGAAGCCTAAATAGGAGGCTAAATGAAGGCAATCAGCAAAGAAGACTTTGCAACATGGAAGCAGGACAAGGTGACTGAAGCATTTTTTGAGTTGTGTGCTGAGAGAATCCAAGACTTGAAAGACATTCTCGCTGATACGGCGGGGATTGATCCGGTAAATGACAACCATAACCGGGGATTTATCAAGGCTTACGAGGAAGTTCTCAAAGTGGACTTCGAATAATGCTTAAACCTGTGCTACATAGAGTACTAGTTAAGCCTGATGAGGCTGAAATGACGACAGCAAGTGGCATTGTACTCGCTGTGGATCCTAAGAAGGAGCGTCAGGCAGTTGAAAAGGGTACGATTCTTGACCTTGGGGATACAGCCTTCTTGGACTTTACCAAGGAAAAAACAGGAATTACCCTGCCGGAGGTAGGGGATAGGATCTACTACGCCAAGTATGCAGGGAAGACGGTAAAAGACGTAGATGACAGCGAGTATCTTCTTCTAAATGACGAAGATGTGCTAGCAATCATCACAAAAGACTAAGGAGACTATATGCCTAAAGAGGCAGTTAAACCAGCGGTTGAAGACAACGAGGTTCAAGATGAACAACTCACAGAAGAAGCAGGAGAACGAGAGGAATCAGACGTTTCTGAAGAAGATGGAAAAGAAGTACAAGAAGAAAAGAGTACCTCTGGGAAGGCTTCGGGACGTAACGGAGAAACAGAAGAAGGAGAAGAAGGAGAAGTAGACCCAGACGAAGAGATAGCTCGGGCTAAGGGTTGGAAACCTAAGGATGAGTGGCAGGGTGATCCTAAAAAGTGGGTTCCAGCAGACGAGTACAATCGTAGGGGAGAACTCTTCGACAAGATCGAGTCTCAGTCTCGTGAACTGAAGGAGACTAAGAAGGTCTTGAAGATGCTCCAAGAGCATCATCTGAAGGTGAAGGAAACTGAATACGCTCGTGCCATTGAAGAGCTTAAGGCCCAGAAGAAACAGGCCTTGATTGACGGTGATGCCGATAAAGTCCTTGAGGCTGATGAAGCTTTGATGGATATGAAGGCAGAAGCCAAGGCACAGCAGACAGCAGCCAAGCAAGAAGCCGCAAAACCTGATCCGAGGTTTGTTGCTTGGGTGGAAAAGAATCCTTGGTACGTCCAAGATCAAGAGATGCGTCAATTCGCTGATGATATCGGCGTGGCTCATGCCAGAGCGCATCCGCAAAAGACGCCTGAGGAAGTATTGAAGTACGTCAACGAGAGAATCGTGCGTACCTATCCGGAAAAGTTTCGTAACCCAATGCGGAGTCGTCCGGGTAATGCAGAAGGTCGAGGGAATGATGTACGGGGTCAGACCCAAAGGGCAAGCAGCGTTGAGACTTACAAACTCACAGATGAGGAACGTAGGGTTATGAACGCTTTTGTGTCCGATGGTATCATGACCAAAGAAGAGTACATTAGAGACTTGAAGGCTATCAAAGGAGAGAAATAATGGGTCGAGTGACAGAAAGAGTACGCAGGACGCCTGTTGCTGATGGCGGCAGGAACATACTTCGTGTCTCCGGAAAGAAAGGGGATTACGAGTATAGAATCGTGAATGACGTTGGCGATAGAATAGCTGACTTTGAAAGTCGTGGCTATGAGATCGTCTGTGACAATGATGTTCGGGTTGGTGATCGGCGTATTGCCAATCCGACAAAAGAGGGATCTCCCGTTAAAGTATCTGTTGGCGGTGGAGTTCAAGCTTACCTCATGCGGCAGAAGAAGGAATTCTATGACGAGGATCAACGGGATAAACAAGCCTATGTTGACAAGTCAGAAGAAGCCATGAAAGCTGACGCTAGGGAAAAAGCCGACTATGGTAAAATTACCAGCGGCGATAGAGAATAGCTGAACCACTCTAATAACTTTCGGGCCTCTCTAATTTTTTAGGAGATAATATCAATGGCTAATGTTGATCGGCCCAATGGTTTTCGGTTTGTGAAAACCTTTAGTGGCGCTCCGGTGACTGGTATGGTTCGTGCGATTGGTGTAGCAGACGGTGCCGACATTTTTGTTGGCGACGCTGTTACCCTTTCGTCTGGCCTTGCCGCGCCTAGCGCGACGAACGACTCCGCTATTCTCGGAGTTGCAGTTGGTTTTGGTAAGTTTGACAAAGACGGGAAGACTCCGCTTCTGGCGTATAACCCGACGAATCTGGATGCTGGTGGCAGGTATTACGACGACTCTGCGTCTACCCATACGGAATGGTATTGCTTGTACATTCCGGCTGATGACGCGGTGTTCGAAGTCCAGACCGCGACGGCGTTGACGAAAGTTGTCGGCGACACGATGGATATCGCCAATAACGGGGCGGGTAGTACTACCACGGGTCTTTCCCTTGCGGAGGCGACTACTTCCAGTAATGCGGATTTGACTGTCGTTGAAGTTCCGCCGCTTGTTGATAACACCTCTACTGAGGTTTGGGGTCGTTATCATGTTATGTTCACCCGCGCTGAACAAGCGTTCCACGCGTAATTAAGGGAGAATAATCATGGCACTTATTACTACGACGAGTTTTGCCAAGGCTATTGCCCCCGGCGTGAACAAGTGGTACGGTGATGCGTATAAAGATTGGGCCTCTGAGTGGGACAAGATTTTCCCCACGTTCAAGTCCAAGCGGAGTTACGAAGAAGATGTTTCGTATAGCGGCCTTGGTCTTGCTTCGGTAAAGACTCAGGGTGCTGCGCTCACCTACGATGACATGCGGCAGGGTTTCACGACTCGCTACTCGCACGTTGTCTATGCTCTGGGCTTCATTATTACCCGTGAGATGTACGAAGATGATCTCTACGGCATCATTGGTAAGAAGAAGGCTGGTGCGCTGGCGAAGTCGATGCGCCAAACGAAAGAGACTGTTGCTGCGAACGTGCTTAACCGTGCGTTCACTTCCACCTACACGGGTGGAGATGGCAAAGAGCTTTGCGCGACGGATCACCCCAATGTTGCGGGTGGCACGTTTGCCAATGAACTTACCACGGCTGCTGACCTTTCGGAAGCGGCGCTTGAGCAAGCGACGATTGACATTGCTGCGTTCACGGATGATCGTGGTCTGAAAATGGCCGCTCGTCCGACGAAGCTTGTCATCCCGCCGCAACTCATGTTTGAAGCACATCGCATTCTGAAGTCCTCGCTTCAGGTTGATACGGCTAACAATAACGCCAATGCTCTGAAAGATATGGGCATCGTGCGTGACATCATTGTTAACCACTATCTCACCGATTCGGATGCGTGGTTCCTTTTGACGGATGTGAACGATGGCTTGAAGCACTTTGAGCGGCGTCCGGATGCGTTCGAAATGGACAACGACTTCGACACGGAAAATGCGAAGTTCAAGGCGACGGCTCGGTACAGCTTCGGCTGGTCTGATCCGAAGGGGATCTACGGTTCCCCCGGAGCCTAATGTTGTAACTAGATAGGGGGCTTCGGCCCCTTATCTAGCTTTTTCAGAGGGTATATGCAGAACATCCAAGAAAAAGCGCAGGATGATCAGGAGTTTTTGCAATCATACGGTTCCGTTAGAACTTCCGTGCCTTCACAGGCGTATCGGGATGGTTGGGATCGTATCTTCGGGTCGGCTGATCGAGAAGTGATCTCGGTTGATGTTACCTCTCTAGAACGAGCCGAATCTAACTAGGAGAAATAGAATGACTACTTTTGCAGATCAAGTGTATCAAAACGGTGGACAACTTGTTGGTGGTTTCCTTTCCACGGGTAAGGTGTGGTGGGTCAAGCCGTCAACTGGTTCGGATAGTAATAGTGGCAAGACGCCTAGCAAGGCTCTCAAAACGCTTGCCAAAGCGCAGACCTTGGCTACTGCGGATAAAGGGGATGTTGTTTATCTGGTGTCGGAATCCAATAGTGCGGCCAGCACTACGGATTATCAGTCGTCTGCGCTCGCTTGGGCCAAGGACGGCGTTCATCTGATTGGTGTGTGTTCCGGTGCGATGGTGCAGCAACGCGCTCGTATTGCACAACTCTCGACAGCTACGGGCATTACGGGTCTGTTGACGGTTTCGGCTGATAACTGCTACTTCTCAAACTTCTCGGTGTATCATGGAGTCGGGGATGCAACGTCCAAGGGGGCGGTTCTTGTTACGGGTCAACGCAATCTGTTTGACAATGTAACTATGTCTGGAATCGGCCATGACACCATGGATTCGGCTGATAACTACAGCTTGGGCATTTCCGGTGGTGCGGAAAATACCTTCAAGAACTGCTACATTGGTCTTGATACGATTGCTCGCGGAACGTCTGCAAACTCGGAAATCCGTTTGCAGAGCGGTGCAACGCGCAACCTGTTTGATAACTGCATTGTAGCTACCTATGCTGAGGCCGCTGGGCATCAATTTGTGTTGGTTCCGGTCAATGGTCTTGATCGTTGGACGATCTTCAAAAATACCATCTTCATGAATATGCCCACGGGTGATGCGGCTGGTACGACCATGACGGAAGCCTTTGATGTGACGGGCGGTGGAAGTCCAGATGGCATTATCTATCTTGATTTCTGTTCGCTGATTGGGGCTACGGATTGGGAAGCTGCTGCGGTTTCCGGTAAGGTTCTGATTCGTACCGATGGTGGCACGGCTGCTACGGCTGGCTTGACTGCTGACGTTGCTGCTTCTTAAGAGGTAGGTCTTAACTTCCCCCCGATCTAACGATTGGGGGGAATCTTACTAGGAGCAACTATGCGCCCAAATGTAATTGATATTGATGTCGCAGATGCAAGTACTACTGGTTTTGCTACTGGTCTTACTGGGGCTGGCCCGTTTACAACGTTTGATGCGACTACTCCTACAGATGGCTTGGCACATCAGGTAAGTCTTACATCAACTGCTAATCTCAGCAGTATTAACATGACTATTGTTGGTACTGATGCCAATGGTGTTGCGTTGACTGAGACTCGTGCTGGCCCGAATAACAACACGGTAGAGACTACTGCGTATTTCAAAACGATTTCCAGTATTACTGCTGCCAGTACTCTAGGTGGAAATACGATGGATGTTGGTTGGGTAGACGAGGTTGTGTCTCATACTTACCCGATTGACTATCGGAGTAACAATGCCTGTAATATCCATGTTGATGTTACTGGTACAATTGATTTTACGGTTGATCAAACCTTCGCAAACATTCTTGCTGGTGAAACGGCTGTTTGGACAGACATTACTGCACTTGCAGATAAAACTGCTGATACGAGTAGTGTTGCTGCTCTCGGAGCCACAGCAATCCGGCTTACTGTAAATTCTTATAGCAGCGGGGCTGAATTACAGGTTTATACTTCGCAAACTGCGGGTAGTTAAACATGGGTATCCGGCCTACAGGGTTCCGGAGCGGCGATTGGCTAATCCGGTGCGATACCTGTGGCTTTATCGTCTTGGCATCACAAACCCGCAAACAATGGGATGGTGCAATTGTTTGCCATCCCTGTTTTGATCCAAGACATCCACAGGAAATTCTAAGAACCACCAAAGATCGCATAGTTCCTCCGTTTATCAGGCCAGAGGAGGAGGGAGTATTTCCGCCGGATACTGGTTGTAGTAGATCGGCACGATGTGGCTTTGCCATTGCTGATTGTGCTGTAGCAAGTACTATTTAAGGAACCATATGACTACAACTACCTTTACTGCATATGAAACCGTCATTGCCGCTGATTGGCTTAATGACGTAGATGCAGTAGTTTACGATGTATTTGCTGGCCCTACGGTACTGGCAACAACCCTATACGTTGATACGAATTCAAACTTCGTAACCAACAAGTCAGGATCAAGCCGTGCTACGGATGCCACAAATGGCTTTACTTACCTGCCGGATTGCGCGGGTACTCCCACAGGTACTCCTGCGGCAACGTACACGGGAGCTAGTCCTGTCATCATTGACAAGACTAACTATCTCATGTATTTCTACCTCAATGGTGCTTGGCGCACGGTAGGTAGAACGTATACCGCTGCTGATCTGCTTCCCGCGTATGAGTCAGGTAAGTATCTTACCAACAACGGATCTACTCTGTCGTGGGGTACTGTAGCCACTACCTCATACCAATGGCTGATGTTTGCAGCTTCTGATCAGACAGCTACCATCACTACTGGTACGGCCAAGATCACATTCAGACTTCCAGCTTGCGTGGTCTATGATGTCCGCGCCTCTCTTCAAACAGTATCTAGTTCTGGAAATCCGACCTTTGACATCAATGATGATGCCTCGTCAATCTTGACTAACAAATTGACTATTGATGCTAACGAGAAAACTTCCACCACGGCGGCGACTGCGTACTCCTTCCAATCTGGCGGGGCTACACAGACTATTGCCGATGATTCTGAAATGACGATTGACATTGATACGGCTGGTACGGGTGCTAAGGGTTGGGCAGTTTATATGAAAGTGGCTTGGTCATAATATGTTTTACATGACTCCTACTGGGGGATGCCCTGCTGGGGTTGAGTACACTCTAACTACTCTACAGAACGGGGTTACACCTGATCCGTGGAGTATCTTTGCTGGAGCAAGAGCGGCTACCGGAGTAGACGATGGCGATACGACAATGCTTGTTGGTGTTGGAGATTGGACTAATACCTACGTCCACCCATGTAAAGTTTACATCTATTCGTATAATCTGGCGAATGATACATGGACAAACACCGGAACTAGCATTGCTGATGTAGCCCCTACAGCAACATACTCCGGATCGCAGCCATCAATCAGTAGAGTTGACACGGATAGATCTGTATTCTTTACTCGTCATGCGGGAGGTAATCCGGGGTATATTTGGTATTTCTTGGATGCACCTAGTGTGGGAAATTATCTTTATGTTAGTGGTACTGTTCCTCTTGCCATCATTGCAATTCGTGGTACATCCCTAATTCATGGGTCAGATGGAACCTTTGGAGCTACTGCTCTCAAAAGATATACCTTGGCTGGTGTTTTACAGGCTACAAGTCCGTCAACTGCTAGATCTTGGCAGACACTCCATGTTCATAAAGATCTTACTTATGTATATGGTATTCTTGCCGGAGGGGCAACAATTTACAAGTACGATGTATCTACTTTGACAGAACAGACAAGTTTTGCTGTTCCCGCTGGTGGGAGTGCTACTGCTAAACTACTTAGCCATGCTAACAATCCTAATATCTGGTGGTGTGGTCTGGTATCCGGGACTAAGAAGATTTACGAACGAGTAGAATCTACTTGGGTAGAAAGATTCTCTGGTGGAGTTACTTCTGCGTTTAATGATTCAACATACTCCTATTTACAATTTGAAGGTAGTACCTTGTGGTGTGACTATCATGCATCAAGTGGGGGTACTGGAGCCGAAGGCGCAGAAATATTCAAGATTGAACCACTTGGCTGTAATATGTGATATGTTCTTTCCTGTCCAAGTAGGTACTTGCACTACAAATAGTACTCTTACTACAGCAATATCTTCTCAACCAACGATTGCTGTTCGTGGGTCATATCTGTATATTTGTTCTTCAACTGGAAATACTATTAGTTGTTATGATATTTCGTGGGGAACTACTCCAACTCTAAAAGAGACATTTACTTGTGAGACAAATGCTGCTCCACAATTTCCACAAGTATTTGATGGTAATTATATGGTCGTAGCATATGCAAATACAAACAAGTTAGCTATCTTTGATATCTCAGATCCGTCTGCAATAAGTTTACTTAGTGCCACTTCATTATCCGGGGGATTGCCGAGTGGCTATGCGGCGCATCCTCAAGTAATTGGAACAACTTGTTTTGTTGGCGGCGTTGGTTATGCTGCTAATGGATCACCAAACTATAATGTCTGTAAATTAGATATTTCCAACAAGGCTAGCCCATCACTTAGCGGTACTAAATGGTGGATTAGTGGTGGTGCTAGTTCTAGTACTCTTAGGGATATGGCCGTATACAATGGAAAATTGTATGCTTCTGGATTCAGATACGCAAGTCCTGTTTCTGGACAATGTTACGTTGCTGAAATTAACCCTTCAACAATGGCAACAACCAACTATTGTGTGTTCGGTAGTGTTGGTTCTGGATTGGATGGAAGTGGATTAGCCTTTTCTCCATCAGGAGGGCATGTATTTAACGTTGTTCAAGTTGATGCTATTGTGTATTCAATAAATACTTCTACTTGGTCTGTAGTGGATTCAGCAACTATTTTTCCAGCCTTTGCTGGTTCTTCTAGTCCAGCTTGTTATCGTCCAAGGGATAAGAAGTATTACGTTGGTAAAGGTAACGGAACAAGTTGTGCTGTATATTCTATTGACGTATCAGATCCTACAAACCTAGGCACATATGCAGAAGCATTCTCAACTTCTGGTGAGGGAGTGTCGGATTTGTATTTCAATGAAGACGATCCATGTAATACTGTATATGTGGCTACATGGAGTGGCGGCGCTAAAGTATATCTAAAGGCCGATTTAGGAGGATAATATGTCTGAAGACCGAGATAGGCTTTATGATCAGGGAGAGAAGATAGGGGAGATCAACGGAAAAATTGACTCTATCCTGCGAGCCTTTGACCACCACATGCAAGAAGAGGAGAAGTTTCAAGACCACCTCTTTGCTACGCTTCGCTCAATCGAAGCTGATATTAACAAAGCAAAGGGAGCGAAGGCGGCACTCTTAGGCACCGCAGGAGTAGTCGCCGCAGCTATATCGACGGCGGTGACAGCATTAGGAAAAATGCTGTAGGGCCACATGGAAACTCTTTCCCAGAAGCAGCGTCGTTTTACTCTCATGATATCTAAACTCATTGAGTGGGCTTACGCTAATGGATATGAATTGACAGTAGGGGATGCTTATAGAGATCCTCGGGTTCATGGAGAAGTTGGGGAACAAAAGGGTTATGGCCGTAGTAGGTCGAATCACAAGATTCGGTTAGCAATGGATTTTAATCTGTTCAAGGACGGGAAGTTTCTTCAGACTACCGAAGACCACAAGCCAATGGGCGAGTATTGGGAATCCCTTGGTGGTTCGTGGGGCGGTAGATTCAATGATGGAAATCACTACTCGCTTGAGCATGGGGGTCAACGATAATGTGGCAAGCACTTCTTCCAATTATAGGACAGATCGGTTCGCAGGTAGCCAAGTCTCTCTTTCCGGATCCTGCTGATGCTCAAAAGGCTCGGGAAACAGAGATTCTCTTTCAAACGAAAGTACTGGAACAGGCACAAGCCATCGAGATCGCAGCAGCGGATATCGTCAAAGCTGAGGCCCAAAGCCAATCGTGGTTAGCTTCTTCGTGGCGACCAATCACAATGCTTACCTTTGTGGCGTTGATTGTAGCTAGGTGGTTTGGATGGGCTGCTCCGGAACTAAATCCAGAAGAGTATATTAAGTTGTGGGATATTGTTCAACTCGGCCTTGGAGGGTATGTCATTGGCCGTAGTGCCGAGAAAATTGTACCAGTAATTGCTAACGCTATGGGTAAACGCTAATGGCTACTTCCGGTTCTACTAACTACGCATCATCGAGATCCCTGCTGATCTCTGGCGCACTTCGCCTTATTGGCGGATTGGCGCAGGGGGAGACAGCTACTTCGGATCAATTGACTGAGGGAGCAGAGGCTCTTAACTACCTCTGTAAACATCTACAGGCTGACGGTATGCCTCTGTGGGCGATAAAGGAGTATGCACTCACTTTGACAAGTGGTACTCGTAGCTATCGTATTGGGGAAAGTGCGACAGTTAATACCCCCATGCCTCTCAGGATTCACTCCATGTTGCGTCGGCATACCTCAACAACTACCGATGTTCCGCTTGAACTCCTGACTCGGGAGCAGTATGAACGGATCAGCAACAAGACTGTTACAGGACTTCCGCTGATGTTCTGGTATGATCCACAACGAACATACGGAGATCTATATGTATATCCGGTTCCTAATGCTACTGCTGCTAGCGATTATACTTACCGTATTACCTATCAACGGCCATATGAAGACTTTGACGCAGCCGGAGATGAGCCGGATTTTCCGTCTTATTGGTTTGACACACTTAAGTTTGGTCTAGCGATACGTTTGGCTCCTGAGTATGGAGTGCCAATAGAGGATCAATCAAACCTTCAGAAGCTATTCATGATGATGAAGAATGACGCTCTTTCGTTTGGTACTGAGGAGGGTAGTCTGTATTTTCAACGTGATACAAGGAGTGGTTGGTAATGGCTACTAGGCAGGCTAGACAAGCCTCACCACAAAGTACCACTAACAAGACATTTAGGATGCCTTTAGTGGGAAGTCATATGAACCGCAATTCATCCTCAGCTAAGGATGAGCGGTTTATTAACTGTTTCCCGGAGGCCTCTGCAAATGCCTACACCGAACAGAAAAAAATATACCTTCAAAAACGTGCTGGCCTTGCTACGCGAAGATCGTATACTGCGGGAAATGCTCGCGGTCTGTTTCGTTGGAACGGTGCCGATTATGTGGCAGTTGGGGATACTGTTTATAAAGATGGTTCAGCACATAAGACAATTACTGGTACAAGTGGTCATGTAGGCTTTACCGTTATCTATGATAACTGGACGGAGATGTTGTTCTTTTGCGATGGCACTTGGGGATATGTTACTGACGGTACTACAGTTACCACGATCCCAATTACCATCGCCGATTGGGCTGCTGATACTGTAACGGCAATTGGTGCGCGGGTCATTCCTACTACTGAGAACGGATTCTTTTACCAATGTATTGCTCGTACAGGAGACTACAAGACTCACGGTACGACTGAGCCTACTTGGCCTACTGTGCCGGGGGATCAGGTTGTGGACGATGCTGTTACTTGGATTAACAAGGGGTACTATGGTTATTCGATGGCCACATGGTCAACGCCAAGGACTCCTTCTGTTGGCACTCAAATTGTGCCAACTGTCAGTAATGGCTACTACTATGAGTGTACTGTCTCTGGCGCTGTTGGGGGTACTGAACCATCATGGCCCCAAACCATTAGCAGTACTGTGGTAGATGGTGCAGCAACATGGGAGTGTGTTGGTTTGGTTGATACAACCACTCCTATGCCAAAGAGCCATCTTCCATATCCGGTCTATCTTGACCATACGTTATATCTAATTGCTTTAGACTCTAATGGGAATCCGTCTTCTTCCATCTACAACTCCGGGGTAAGGAACCCCTATAGCTGGAATTCTATTGATTTCGTAGACGCTGAAATGTACCCGGATCCTTTGCGCTGCCTGACACGACACCACAATACTATTATCGCTATCGGACAGCAAAGCATGGAGTTTTTCATTGATGAAGCAAATCCTACAGGCAGTCCTTTGTCTCGCAACGTTAGCTTTGCAAATAGGATTGGTACTCCTGCTGCTGAGTCTGTAGCCTCAACCGACAGGATTGTGTGCTTTATCGGCACTACTAATGACGGTGGATTCGGCGTATGGAAGATCGAGGGATATCAACCCCAAAAGGTTAGTACAGAATATCAAGATCGGATCTTAAGTGCTGAGGGGTCTAACATCGGGAATGCCAGAGGATATTTTGTTAGATCCAAAGGCCATTTGTTCTATGTAATCCGATTGACATCCAGAACGTTAGTATATGATCCGGAAGAAAACTCATGGCATGAGTGGTCTACCAATAGTTCTAACACCCACGCTAACTTTGTGGGTGC